AGCTTCTCTATATGTTCCATGTGGGGTTGTTAGTTCCCATCGGTCGGATTTGCTCCACTCAGTACCGCTAAATTGTGAGAGGTCTTGGATTGTGTTTCCTTTAGTGTCGCTGTAGTATCCAGTATCAATCTTTTTCATCTTGTTTCCTTTGGTTTATTGTTTGTCTATATTCTACTATAGTGCGCATTTAATACGCAGTCAAGCCCTTTTATATAAAAATATAACATTCTTTTATTTTCAATATAATTTGAAAATCTTATAAAAACTCCTTTACAAAGCCAAAAATTTTATATACGTTAAGATTAAGATTCAGAGAAATCTATTTAAGAATAACTTATAATCCAGTGAGATTGCAGACGGTAACATTCAGTTGCGGTGCAGTCTTTTTTTGTTTAACCCATAAAAGGAAAATGTAATGAATTTAAAAGAATTACTCGCCTTAGTCGCAAGTCTAAAGGTAAAAGCGGAGGCGGTTATTAACGCTTCAGAAGGTAAGGATTTAACCGAAGCTCAAGAAACTGAGTTCAATGGTTTTATGTCTGAAATTGATTCAACTAAAAACAAGATTGAGAAGATACAGAAGCTCAGTGAAGTCTCAGAATTTGAGAATAGCTTTGATGAAGTGTTACCGATTAAGTCTAAATCTACAGTCATTTTAAAGAATGAGCTAGAAGTTAAAAAAGTAAAAGGCTTTGCAACTTTCGGCGATCACATGAAAGCTGTTGTCGATTTAGAAGTACATGGCGAAAGTCATGCTGTTGCAAAATATGGCAAAGATTTTCATTCAATGATGAATGCTGCTGATGGTATGGAGCAACAAGTTGGTTCTAAAGGTGGATACCTTGTTAATCCCGAGTTTGCAAATACTCTTTGGGATGGTGCAAGCACAGGCGCTAACGACCTATTAAGTCAGACAGATCAGTATGTTATAAGTGGTGAGTCAATCACCATTCCTGCAAACGCTGAAACTTCAAGAGCCACTGGTTCTCGTTTCGGTGGCGTTGAAGGTTACTGGATTAATGAAGCGGATTCAATTCCACAATCTAATCCTAAGCTTAGACAGTTAAAGTTAGAGCCACAAGAAGCGGCTGTTTTAGTTCCTGTTACTGATAAGTTGTTACGCAATGGCGGAAGCGCTGTTGAGCAATATGTCGGAAGAGCGGCAAGATCAGAACTTAACTTCATGGCAGGCGATGCAATCTTTAACGGTAGCGGTGCAGGTCAACCTCTTGGTCTTAATAACAGTAATGCAATGATAAGTCTTACTCGTGCAGGTTCGGGTAATGATATTGATGCAGCTGATATTGACGCAATGTGGTCAAGACTTCACCCTAACGCAAGAGCCAATGCTAAATGGTATATCAATGTTGATGTTGAGCCAGATTTGCAAAAGCTTACTGATGCTAACGGAAATGCTTAGTTTAGACCTGCAAACGGTTTAGCTGGTGAACAGTTAGACATGTTGAAGAACCGTGAAATTGTTCCTATTGAGTTCTGTGAAACTCTTGGTATAGCTGGCGATATTATCCTTGCCGATCTTTCTTGGTATGCAACAGCGATGAATGGAACAGGTGTTCGTGCTGACGTTTCTATGCACTTCAATTTTGATAAAGCGCAGAGTATGTTCAGATTTATGTTTGACCTCGATGGTCAGTCATACTTGAATAGTGCTATCACTCCTTATAAAGGAAATGCTACATTATCACCATTCGTTAGACTAGCTAACGCTTAATCTAGCTAGCGGGTGTAAAAGCCCGCTAATATTTTAAAATAAATAAAGGAAAATAAAATGAGTACATTTGTTGAAGATTTTGCAATTGCCACAGCCGCCGCTCCTGTTGATACAACTGGTGCAGCAATCGTTGGCGATTGGGTTTCACTTAAAGGTTACGAGTCAGTAGCTATCATAATTACGCAAGGCGCATGGGCTGGCGGAACTCCTGCCGTAACTCTTGACCAAGCGACAGCTGTTGCAGGTACTGGGACAAAGACTTTAGGTCTTTTAAAGTATTGGTCTAAAGTTGGTTTGGCCGCTGCTAATTTCGCAGAAGCTGCCGTTTCTTCTGATACATTCAATCTAACTGCTACCGCTAACACTATCACAGTTATTGAAGTTCACGCTTCTCAGCTTGATGTTAGCAATGGTTTTGATTGTGTGCAGATTGATATTGCAACTCCAGGGTCAAACGCTGACTTGATCAGTATTTCTTATGTCTTTACAGGCGCAAGGTATCCGCAAGAGATTGCAGTCGACCCAGTAGTTGACTAATTAATTAGTCGTCAGAATCCTCGTCGCCCCCTGCGAGGTAGGTTTTAACCGTCTGACGACACTTTTTAAAGGTTTTATATTTATGGCAAATTTAGAAATAGTAACAGCTCCAGCAACAGGCCCGGTCACATTGGTTGAAGCTAAGAACTGGGCAAGAGTCGACATCACAGAAGACGATGACTTAATTACAAGCCTTATTGAAAATGCTACTGATCAGATTCAGATAGTAACAGGCAGACAATTAGTAACGGCTACTTATGATTATTTTTCTAGCACATGGGAATTAAACGACAAAGGAATTTTAGAGATACCTTTGGGGAATGTTGCGAGTATTACAAGCATTAAATATAAAGACAGCGATAATAATTTAATAACTTGGGACGCTTCAAAATATGAAGTTAATTTAAAATCTCAAATTGCACAGATTCGACCAGTATCAAGCGAAAGCTTTCCATCACTAGGCGACGAGTTCAATTCAGTTGAGATAAGATTTACAGCTGGTTATGGCGATGCAAGTTCAGTTCCCGACAGATTAAAGACTGCGGTTTATATGATGGTTTCAGATGCTTATGAAAACAGAGAACAGATGACCGAGATTAAACTAACGGAAAACCCTGCGGTTAATCGCATACTTTGGAATTACAGATTGAGAGACTTTTACTAATGCAAGCGGGCAAGCTAAGACATCGAGTCACAATACAAAGCTTTACAAGTGGCGCAGACGCAACAGGACAAGTGATTAATTCATTTAGTACGCTTGCAACTGTTTGGGCTAGAGTAAGCCCTAAGAGTGGAACGGAAACCACTAACGAAGGAACGAGCAGTACACACAGAATGTTTGATGTAACGATAAGATATACAGGCGATTTAAAGCCGACATATAAATTAATTTTTAAGACAAGAACTTTGAATATAAAGAGCGTTGTTGATATTGATGAAAGAGCTAGGACAATGCTATTAGTTTGCACAGAGGATATAACTTAGATGTCAGTGAAATTTACAGTTGATAAGAAGGCTATGAAAGAGCTTGAAAAGATGTTGACAAAGGACTTACAGCCTGGAAAGATCAATAGGCACATGAGAGCTCCGATGAATCAAGCGGGTAAGCTAGTTGTTAAGAAGCAAAAAGATTTGATCAAAAATACTGACAAGCATATTGCAAAGTCAATCGGTCAAAAATCTAAGGTCTATAAGAATGGCGTTGTCGTTCGAGTGATTGGGCCACGAGCTTACAGCAAAGATATTAAAGCGGGCAAGGTTACGAAAAGCTCAGCCTTAGTTATCAGCGAGGCTAACGACATTGAGTATGGAAAGAATGATAAAGCTGCACATCCTTTTATAAGGCCAAGTTTGCCACAAACAGCAACAGCGGTAAAGGCGATTATTTCAGCAGGTTATACAGATGCAATTAAGAAAGCAACAGCGGGCGGTAAAGTATGAGCATGCAAACAGAACTAACGACATATATAAAAGCAGATGCAGAGATAACGGCTTTAATCAGTGATAGGTACTACCCTTTATTGATGCCACAGTTAGCAACTTATCCTTCAGTAGTTTACACGGTGATAAATGAACAGAGTAATAATCACCTTGCGGGCAATATTGGCGGGGGATTAGTTCAAGCGATATATCAATTTGATACTTACAGCACAACGTATTTAAACACTTTAGTAATAAAAGAAGCTTTTAGAAATAGACTAGACGGCATAAACCATGTTGATATGGGCGCTGTTTTTGTCGAAAGTATTTTATTAGACTCTACAACAAACGACATGATAGAAGCAACGGACGAATCGCAAGTGAATTTGTACAGGGCTTCAATGACTTTTAATGTAGCGTATCAAGAATCAGTGCCTACGGGCTAATTAATAACATAAAAAAGGACAGTATAAGATGGATAATAA